TAAGCCCGATACGGAAGAATGTCTTTGAATTTCTTTTTCTGCCATATCATATAGTTGCCACGATGCTATGCAGTCAATGCTCGCCTTTGCCTGCTGTTGGCGTTGACGCTTGGTCGACATTTTTCATTTTGATACGACGCATTTTCAATTGTCCAGCAACTGGCTGACATGCCGGATGTCCACAACGTCAAGTCGCTTAAGCGCCACCGTTACGGCTATAGGCTGCGGGCCGGCAGCTACCGAGTGCTGTTTGATTGGCATGGCAGCATCCAGATTATTCAGATTCAGGAAGTGAGAAAGCGCGATGAACGTACCTACTGAAAACCTTCAGATCATCAGCGGTCCTGACGGCGCGCCTGCTTTTGTTGTCATTCCCTACGCCGATTACATGGCCGGTCAGCCGGAGTCCGGTTTCATTCCCAACGAAGTCGTGGGCATGATCGTCAACGATGGGCTTACTCTGGTGGCCGCCTGGCGTAAATACCTGAAGCTCACCCAGGCAGAAGTGGCCGAGCGCATCGGTATCAGTCAGTCTGCCTATGCCCAGCAGGAGAAGTCGGAGGCGCCTCGTCGTGACACTCTCAAAAAGATTGCGCTTGCATTCGGCATCAGCCTTGAGCAGCTGAGCGAGGATTAACCCCTTCCTCCGTTGTCGGGTATGTCTGTATCAGTCGGTTTTGATCGTCCAGCCTGACTCGAATCAGGTTCAGGCCGGCCGTTTCACATGCCTGATTGAGAATGCGGTCGCGCTTTATTCTATCTGCCCGTTCATGGCTGGGATCGTCCAGCTCTATCGCATATTTGATTCTGAAATCCTTTTTTGTGCAGATGACATAATCGAAGTGCCACTGCGATAGCTGACGGAAAAGCGCTTTATACTCTTTGCTCCAGCTATAATGCTTCTTCATATTGGGCTGTACGATATCCACAACCCGAACCTGACAAAAGATATGGAAATATTGGCTATAGTCTCTTTCCAGTGCCTCGAACACTCGCCTTTCGGTTGGCGACATCATGTAGGTGCGTACGCGATATGCCTCACCCTCGTCCATTAGCCTTTCTGACAGGTTTTTGCCTTCATTGCCTTTGATATCGCTTTTATTGTTTTTGAAGTCACTGATCGTCGGCTCCTTTTCCTCTCCATCTTCTTTCTTTTTGCTCACTTCCTCTGCTATATCCTGAAGCGCTTTTACGCCGACTCCGAACTTCCAGCTCCATGTTGACAACACCGGCTCAACAACGACAACCATCGCTGAATAAGTAACCAGTGTAGAAACTGCCAAGCCCAGCAACGGCCATTGCCCTATCATCAACAATGGCAAAATAACGTTCGCTTTGATGACGAAAATAATGGCGCAAACGGTTACAGCACCGCATAGCCATATCCTGATCTTGTTAAGCTTTTTATTCTTTGGCTCCAGCCACATTGATAACCACGAGCCGATGACTATGCCTATGCCACCAATCATCATTCCATTTATAGCACCTTCCCATGCTTCCATTATCCCCCCTCCCTTCCCCACCCATAACTTATTTCCCTGTACCTCGGTACCAGCGTTCGGCTACTCGCCTTGCGATTCGGTATCCGTTCCGGTCGGCTTAAGCCGATCTTTTGTTGCTTCTATCTCTGGGCTCACCTGTCCAGCAGCCTCGTCCACCTGATTAGTCATCAGCCATAGAGAGTACTGCGGCCATCTCTTGCAGATTTTTTGCGCAATGTCCGTCCTAGGAATCGTTCCTCGCTGCTCGATCCCTTCGATTGTTCTGATCGGGATGCCTGTCTCGTCTGAGAGAGCCTTCCTTCCCAGCCCGTGCGCATCCCTGATCGCACGCAGTTTTTCAGAGAAGCTTTTTTCCGTTGACAAGCGCAATCACCTATACGATAGTTATCGTATATACTCTGATTGTGGTACCCACATTCGTCGTATCACCCCGGCTCCTAATGTAAACACATAGGAACATCTGAAAAGCCTACCACAGACAACCAAAGGCGCCCTACGACAATGGAAACGCCAAAAGCACAACAGGTCCCGGCCCCGGTGCCACTGATGACCAAGGAACGCTTCGCTGACCTCTCCGGCCTGTCCGTCGACACCGTCGAGGGCCATATCCGTCGTGGGTATCTGCCGACCCGAAAGATCGGCAAGCGCCTTCTGATCAACCTCGCCCTGCTCCAGGTGGAATGCCTCGACGACGACGAGGTGCTGCCATGATCACCTTCCGTCCCATGCCTGCTCCCAGCGACGCTCTCTCCTTTCTTGTCCGTGGCCGTGTCAGGGGCTCGATTCGACAGTCGCTGCTGTATGGCACATGGCAGCTTGCTGTTTTCGACATCTGCGACCTTCCTTCTGATGTTGTCGCAGAACCCCATGAATATGGCGATGGTGCTTCCGTTTACGGTTTCGCATGCCGTGAAGATATCGAGGATTTTCTTTATCGCCTCTATGGCGATACCCGTCCTGATACCGCCTTCACCTGCCCGCTCACCCCACCGCACCCCGGCGGACAGGTGCTTTTTATACCGGCCCCAACGGCCATTCAGCCGCTCGACGTCAACCACCGAGAGGAATCCTCCCATGACCCAGCGCAAGACTCCCGTGCGCGTCTTCGTGACGCCCGATGTTCATTCCCGCCTGCTGATACAGGTCGGCACCCATCACACCACGCCCTCGATGCTGGGCGAAGCGATCATCAGGGACGGCCTCGACCGTCTCGAGCGCGGCGACGTTCCGCCTCTGAATACCGGCAGCGCTCCCGCATCTGCCTCCGAGTCATGATTTTCCTGCCTGCCCGTCACCCGTCGCCCATCGGTCGCACGGCTTTCCGAGTCGGCGACGCCGCCCCCGTCATACCCTGCGCAGCACGGGTTGACGGGGGCGGCGGTGACGACTGCCGTGCATCACGACCGATGGGCCGGCGGGCAGGGCAGGCAGACACCTGCCCGGAGCCCCGAGTCTTGAGGGAGCGCGCCGCCCGCTGCCTCTACGGACGGGACTACGGCCATGCCGCGCTGCTCTATGGCCAGGCCGAATACTACACGCAACTCACCCGGGGCGAATGCCCGCAATCCACCGAGCTAGCCGTGCTCGCTCACTACTGCCAACACCGTGAAGCCACGCACACCCACGCCAACGAGGACTACTGACATGATCAACACCATCACCGCCCGCGTTATCGGTGCCAGCCGCTATGAAGTCGAGGGCACCAAAGGCGCCAAGATCATCGCCATGAACCCGGCCTCTCCCGAGGCCGACAACGCCATCGGCCACCAGGTCATGACCATCGCCGCTCCCTACGACATGCTTGAACAGCTGCGGCAGTTCGCCCCCGACATGCCCTGCAATCTGGAGATCGACGCCGAGATGCGCCCCTCCGGCGGCAAGATGACCTTCTTCGCGACCGCCGTGCGCCGCCCGAAAGGCTCCCAGGCCGGTACCGGCACCAACACCCAGGGCGCCGCCGCACAGGGCGCTGACACCAGTGCCAAGAAATAAGGAACACATGCCATGGACCCCGACCAGTTCGAAAGTCTGTGGCTCTTGATTTATTGCATCGGGCTCGTGGCGGTATTCGGGCTCGGCGCGATAAAGGGGGGCCAGCGATGAGTGTTGTAGAGCTCATCGGCTCCCTGCTCGGTGCCTATGCCCTCGGTTGGGCGTGGGGATACTCAATGCTTGCATTCAAGCGCTTTATGGAAATCTCGACATGAAAAACAAACTTGCCTACCTCCGTGCGCTGTCCCAGAAAAAGGCAGCCCAACTCTCAACCGCCGGCGCGCTTACCCTTGCCGGCATCGGTGCCGCTCAGGCGGCTGAAGGCGGCGGTTCCGGCGGTGCTTCCGCCTCGTACTCGCAGGCCTTTTCAACCCTGGAGTCGCAGGCCGGCGACATGGCCAGCCAGGCATGGCCCGTCGTCATCGGCGTGGTCGGCTCCCTGCTGGCAATCGGTCTGTTCAAGAAATTCGCCAACAAATCGACCTGAACGGGATCAGGCAAGGGGTCGGGATCGGCCCCTTTTCCTTATCAGCCAGAGGATGACGAAAATGGAAAAGCCGGCTTTCTCCTTTTTTATTTTCGACACCCTTTGCGCCAGTGCTGTTTTTCGGGGGTGGTGATATGAGAATTATTCTTGTTTTTTCTTTTTTATCCCTTTTTATTTTTTCGTATGATGTTGATGCTTCTGTACGTTCTTCCTTCATGCAGTGTTTATCATATTCTTCTTCCGGTGAAGCTAAGTCGTGTGTTAGGAAAAAAATTCGTGATTACGTTTCTTCTTACGGCGGTTGGTATTATGTGTATGATATGTACATTACCGTTGGTTATGAGTCTGATGGTTTGTTCTCTAATTCTGATAAAATTAGCCATTATAGAGCTAATGCGAATTTTGTTTATGGTTTGGAATCTGATCCATATCCCGCTGATAAACCTCCCGATGATGGTGAAAAAATTTATGGCGTTCCTAAAACCGACGAACAGTGTCAGTCCCAATATGGCGGCAGCAATAAAACCTTTCTGGTCACCGAAAGCCAGTATGGCCAGGGTACTTTCAATGTAGGCGGTTGCAGTGTGAGTTCAGCCGGCGGTGTTGGGATGTGTACCAGCACCAACTCGCAAGGCGAGAGCGCTCCCGCTGGCAAGTGCTTTTATACCGACGATTTTAATGCCTCCTCTACCGGTGAGCCTGTCGAGCCTCCCGATGACAACGAACCCGAGCTCATACCGGGCGCTGGCGACGACAACGGCGGCGACCCGGATGATGGCGGCGACTCAGGTAATGGTGACGACTCATCGGGCGGTGGCGCATCAGGCGGCGGTGGATCCGGCGGCAGCGATGGCGGTTCCTCCGGTGGCGGTGGTTCATCAGGCGGTGGAGGATCGGGCGGTAGCGATGGCGGTTCCTCCGATGGCGGTGGCTCATCAGGCGGTGGAGGATCGGGCGGCAGCGATGGCGGCTCATCCGGTGGCGGTGGCTCATCAGGCGGTGGAGGATCAGGCGGCAGCGGTGTCGATCTCTCCGGTGTCATCAGCGCCATCGGTAAGGTGCGTGATGCTATCAACGACCGTTTTAACAGCCTTGCCAGCAAAATGTCAGGCGTTGAAGAAGCCGTCGATCAGAGTGCCGACCGACTCTCCGGTGATATTGCCGATCTCGAAAACACTGTCAACGGGGGTAACGACCGCCTCTCCAACGATCTCGACACCGTTGACGACTCGATCAACCAGGGTTTCGACGATCTCGGCAATACCCTGACCAGCCAGCAGGGGGCACCCACCGATGCCGACATTCGCAGCAGCTTCAACGGGCAGGGCATCTCGGATCAGGTTATGGAAGGCCTTGGCGAGGAATACGACGGCGTTCGCGGCGATCTCGAAGGCCAGTACCGCGATATCTTCAACAATGACGGCAGCCTGATTGGCCAGGCACTCAACAGTGTCCGGCAGCTGGTTACCGGCTGGATGCCCAACCTTCCCAACGCTGGCGCCTGCACCCCGCTGCAGATTACCTTCGAGGGCCACACCCTCACCATCGAGTGCCGCGTCTTCGACCTCATCCGCGCGGCCCTGTCGTGGATACTGTTTTTCTTCACCGCATGGCAGATCACCATGATCGCGCTCAGCTACCGTAACAGCGAGGCGTCGTCATGATCGGGTTTATCGGTCTGATCCTGCGCCTTGTCCCCCGCTTCGGCGTTCTGCTGGAAGCCGCCTTTTTCAGTTTCGCTCAGCTGGCCGTTCGCTTCTTTCTCTGGTTTCAGGTTGTACGTTTCGGCTGGCTGCTGGTCAAGATCGGCCTGCTGGGCACCTTCATTACCATCATGGCAACCGCCATCGACGCCCTCATCGGCACACTGGTCGTCTCCATGCCGCCCATGCTCTCCGACGGCATCTCTCGCATTCTGCCCGAGAACTTCTCCACCTGTGTCTCGGCCATCATCATGGCGAAGTTCGCCGTCTTCACCCTTCAGGTGAAGGATCGCGTCCTGAGTCTGGGGGGCGTCTGATGGCCGTCTATGTCGTCACCGGCAAGCTCGGCGCCGGCAAGACCCTCGTCGCCGTCGGCAAGATTCGCGACAAGCTCAATCACAACTGCCGTGTGGCCACCAACCTCGATCTGAAGCTCGATCAGCTCATCGGCGAGAAGTCCCGCCGCTGCACCTGCTACCGCATTCCCGACAAGCCCACCCTCGGCGATCTCGAAGCTATCGGGCGCGGTACCGACAGTTACGACGAATCGAAAAACGGCCTGCTGGTCCTCGACGAGTGCGGCACATGGTTCAACTCCCGTTCATGGGCCGACAAGTCACGCCAGGCTGTCATCGACTGGTTCCTGCACGCCCGCAAACTCGGCTGGGACATCATCTTCCTGATTCAGGACCTGTCCATCATGGACAAGCAGGCCCGCGTCGCGCTTGCCGAGCATGTCGTCTACTGCCGCCGCCTCGATCGTCTCTCCCTGCCGATTATCGGCACCCTCTGGTCGACCTTCGCCGGCGGCAAGTTCCCGATGCCCAAGGTCCACCTCGGTATCGTCAAATACGGCGACAGCCCCACCAGCCTTGTTGTCGAACGCTGGACCTACACCGGGCGCAGCCTCTATTCCGCCTACGACACCAAACAGGCCTTCTCCGACAACTACCCGCACCGCACCTTCATGCTGCTGCCGCCATGGCACACGCATGGCGTCTTCCGGGTACCACGGAACGCGAGGTTCTACATGAAGATGACCCGCATCTACTGGAAGCGCTTCAACCGTCCGCTGCTGGGCCTTGCCGCTTTCACTCTCGGCATCCTGCTGACCGCCTCGGTGCTGCTCGTCGACCGCATCAACGACCAGCGCGACCGGGCCGTCGCCGACACCGCCGATCCCGTCGACATGACCCGTTTCGAGGGCGCCCGTATTACCGGCTACGCCCGCTTCGGAGAGCACCGCCGCTATCGCCTTGTCGATGGCAATCAACAGCCCCTGACCTCGGATGACCTCGCCCTCGAGGGCTACACGCTCACCCCGGTCAACGCCTGCCGCCTCAGCCTCTCGCAAGGAGATCAACATGCGGAAATTCGTTGTTAGCATCCTGCTCGGCCTTGTCGCCGGCACCGCCCACGCCATCCCTATCGAGATGCAGGACACCGACGTGCGCGATTTCGTCCAGTGGTACGCCGACCACACCGGCCGGCCGCTGGTCGTCGCCCCCGACGTCTCCGGCACCGTCACCGCATGGGCCGACGACGTCAGCGAGGCACAGCTTCCCGACTTCTTCCGCGGCGTCCTGCGCGCCAACGGCTACCGCATCGGCGACGGCACCCCGCCCGTGGTCGAGCCCACCACGCCGGCCCGCAATGACTTTATGCGCAACGTGGCCGCCGATTCCGCCCCGGCACCGCCCATCGTCTCCCGCGTTTTCACCCTCGACAGCATCCGCGCCGATGATGCCCAGCCGCTGATCGCCTCCTTTCTGGATGCCGACAGCGCCACCGGCAGCGCTCAAGTACAGCTTCTGCGCGGCAGCAATGGCCTGCTCGTCTCCGCGACCGCCGAGCAGCTCGACCGCCTCGAACCCCTGCTGCCCTCCATCGACCGGCCCAGCGATCAGGTTCTGATACAGGCCATCCTGTTCGAGACCACCGAGGGCGACAGCTTCGACTTCTCCTTCGCCGCCGGTCGTGCCCGCAATGGCAGCGATCTCGCCGGCGGCTTCAACACCTCGGCGCTGGGCGACGCACTGGCCTATGCCGGGGGCTCCTTCGGCATCTTCGACGGCAGCATCCTCTCTGTTGCCCTGCGCGCCATCGAACGCAACAGCAGCGCCCGTATTCTCTCCACGCCCCAGGTGCTTACTCTCTCCGGCGAGCGCGGCATCATCTCGGTGGGCCAGAACGTCCCCATCGTCACCGGTCGCCTGACCGGGCAGGCCGCCGACGTTACCAACCCCTTTCAGACCATCGAACGCCGCGACGTGGGCGTGCGCCTCGACGTGCTGCCCGTGGTCTCCAGTGATGGCCTGATCGTCATGGCCATTGATACCAACGCCGACAGCGTCTCCAGCAGTGTGCAGGCCTCCGACATCGTCACCAATCAGCGCTCTATCACCACCACCGTACAGATACGCTCCGGTCAGGCCCTGCTGCTCGGCGGCCTCGTCTCCGAGGAACGTTCCGACTCCGACGCTTCCGTGCCCGTGCTCTCTGATCTGCCGCTGATCGGTGGTCTGTTTCGCTCGACCTCAAGGAGCTACCAGCACCGCAAGCTCTACGTCCTGCTTCGGGCTACCGTGTTGCCGACCGTTGCCGGCGCTAATACGTAGCCGCTGACGACTGATGACCGTCGCGCACCGACATATCGTCATGCCACCGGCAATCAGCGCGCGGTCGTCTGGAGGAAGTGGCCGTAATGAACGAGGCGAGACCTTCCCTGTAACACGTCTCGCAGAGTAACCAGAAAACCGGTCGTGACCTGTCGCAGACCGTCTTTGAACGTCACGGGCATTTTTCGACCTATACAGGTCCTATGGGGGCTTCATGAAAAGGTGGGAACGGTATTCATACGAGTCGCTGGTGAGGGACGAACAGGACCCGAAGGGCCGCCTGTTGCTCTCCCCGAAGGGGCAGCGCCAGCTCGACAACCTGCACTTGCTGCACGCCGGCGTCGACACCGTGCGCCAACTCTATGCCGGGATGCCCTGTCAGCAGCAGTTTCAGGAGATCATGGAAGTCTACGCCGAGGGGCGCGGGGCCACCATGGAACTGTTCGGCCACCGCTGGTCGGTCGGGGCCGGTGCTCGCCATTCCGGCTTTCGCTACCGCCTGCAGAACAATGATCTGGGTGTCATCATCTTCTTCTACGCGCGGCACGTGAAGCTCGACGCCGTCGGCACCCATCTCAAGGTCGAACTCTCCCCGCAGTTCATCCATGAGCACGACCCCGACACGCTCCAGGCCTTCATGGACAATATCGCCGCCCGGATGCTCGCCGCCGTCGAGCCCTGCGGTTGTGCCGTGCATCTGGCGCTGGACGTACAGGGCTGGGAGCCGCCCCGCGATTTCATGGAACGCTTCGTGACCCGCTCCAAAAAGGTCATGCGTATTGACGGCATCCAGCACGCCAGCTTCGACGATGTGGGCACGCTGGCCACCACCTACGGCGATGGCGAGACCTACATGTTCGGCACCGCCGGGGCCCTGCAGTGCTGCCTCTACAACAAGACCAAACAGGCCCACGCCACTGACAAGCACCACTTCTGGGAGAGCATCTGGCAGGACGCCACCGGCGATGATCCGCTGGACGCCCCCTATGACCCGGAAAAGCCCGTCTGGCGCATCGAGATGCGCTTTCATCAGTCCGTGCTGCGGGAATACGCCCAGGGCACTCCCTGCAATGTCGACACCGGTGAATGCCTCGACATGGCACACGGTTTCCGTCGCTTCATCGACACCGTGCCGCACCTCTCCGGTCTCTGGCGCACCGCCCTGCAGGGCTACCGCCTCGATCACAGCCGCGACCTCATCGACCCTGTCTGGCAGGTCCTGCAGGAGGACGCCCGCTTCTATGCCAGCGGCCCCGACTTCCTCTACAAAAGGGCACGCAAGGCCCCCGGCCTCGGTAACGAAAAGAACGTCTGCCTCGCCTTCGGCAATCTGATCTCCATCTACGCCCGCCAGGGCTTCACCGTCCGGCAGGCCATGAAATGCCTGACACGGTCCGGCTTCTGGGACGACCTCGCCGCCTACTACCGACGACGGGGCATTGACCGCGACGCCTTCCGGCAACTACTGGAACAGAAACTCATAGAACGGCGATTACTGGGCCGGGCGGCATGATTCGAAAGGTCACCAGCGGCTGGCAGGTGGATATCCAACCCGAGGGCCGGAGCGGCCGTCGCATCAGGAAAACCTTTCGTACTCGGGCCGAAGCCAAGCGCTTCGAAAACGCGGTGCGGGCGCGTGCGGCTGCTGGAGAAGAATACCAGCCACGCAAGCGAGACCGTCGCCGGCTGCGTGATCTCGCTCAGTTCTGGTATGACGTACACGGCAGCTCACTCAAGGACGGCAATGTAAGGCTCCAGAAACTTCGCGTTCTCGCCGACCAGATGGGCAATCCGCCCGTGGTATCGATTACGCCGACCGATGTGGCGCGTTTGCGTGCCGAGCGCCTGCAAAGAGGGCTGAAAGCCAACACGGTGAACCACGACATCGCTTATCTGCGCGCCGTGCTCAACGTCGCGATCCGAATGAAAGAGTGGGCTGGGGAGAACCCCTTTGCAGCTGTCAGCGCTCTTCGCCTCCCCGCCAGTGAACTCTCCTGGCTCAATCAGGAACAGATCGACACCCTGTTCCGGGAGCTGCGTGCATCGCGTAGTCGTAATGTCCTCACGATCACCGAACTATGCCTTTATACCGGTGCCCGCTGGAGCGAAGCGCAACACCTGCGTGCCGAGAATGTCCGCAACTGTTCCGTGACTTACGTCCATACCAAGAATGGCCGTTCTCGAACCGTTCCCATCGACAGTACCTTTTATGACCGCCTTCGGTCGGATCATCCGCGCAGTGGCAGACTGTTTCCCCAGGATGCTTACAGGGCTTTTTCGCTCGCGCTCGAGCGTACCGGCATTATCCTGCCGAAAGGGCAGCGTTCCCACGTCCTGCGGCATACATTCGCCAGCCACTTCATCATGAACGGCGGGAATCTACTGACCCTGCAGCGCATTCTGGGTCACCAGACCATTCAGATGACCATGCGCTATGCACACCTGTCGCCTGACCATCTGATCGAAGCGGTGAAATACAGCCCGCGTCCCGGCGTTGACACAATGTCGACACCTGACGAAAAGGAATAGGCGTTGCGAAAGAATAGGGTAGGGTAAGTGCTTGATTAAACTGGTGCCCGGAGCCGGAATCGAACCGGCACGACCATACGGTCGAGAGATTTTAAG